TTGCCGACAATTTCGCATTCAGCTTATTTATTCGCCGTTGAAAACCGCCTTGCTTTTTAGGTTTTTCAATATGCTTTTCGTTATCGTCAGACTCATTTTCCTCTACTTCAGACGTTTCCGATTCGTCTTTGCTTTCGTCATCTACTTCAGATGACGCGGAATCTTTTATTTCATCCTCTGATTCTTTTTTGGAAGCCAAATCAGCAAGATTGCCGTCCACAGCTTCGGTTGATTTAGAATCGGAATTTGAAATGACTGTTATAGACATGGACTAAAATTCTCCCATGGGTTGGCCTGGTGAAATTCCACCAGTAGATTGGTTATTAAATCCATTAGGCAATCCAGCTTGTTGAAAGCCAGAGCCATTCATATCTAGATTCATCATTGGGTTTCCGGCGTCGAATGGCTTGTGAATATCAAGCAATTGCAAGCGTGCCTTGATGTCATTTATCTGACCATAAACTTCATTCAAAGCATTGACGTCGGATTGTTTCATCATTTCTTTTCTTAAGTCAGTTTCCATTTTGGCAAATGCAATGCGCTCGTCCGATTCGATTTCTATTTTCTTTTGATCAATCACCGCATTGGCTTGTTCCAAAGCCTGAGTCAACTGTTGAATCGTTTGATTCATTTGATCCATTTGACCTTTGATTTGCTCTGGATTTATTTCGCCATTTTCTGCATCGTCTAACAAATTAGGCGGCAAGGTTTTCTTGAGCCGTTCTGCAATTTCAGATGCTCCAGGCCAATCCATATTTTTAACCATGAGATCACCTGCGACCTGCATGATTTGAGGATAGGCGCGAGTCAATTGTTCCATTGAACTTGCAGCTTCCAAGCGTTTTGTCGCATAGGAAGGTCCGGCCTCAACCGTGACGTCATATTTCCCAACACCTAAACTGTATTTAGTTGTTTTGCCATTCTTTTGGAATTCTTGATTGATTCGAATGACTTCCTTTTCGCCTGTTTCGCCAATGATAACAGCAGTTCTAGGAGCGTCATAAATATGTGGAATTAAATCAACTATGATTCGCCCAGCGTGTTTGATCGACCTGTTTAAATTATCAATCAAATGAAAATTGCTAGTTTGGGATTGCATGTTTCGTCTTTGAATAGCAATGCCAGACGTTTCGTTTGAGCGCCCACCGAGTGAAGCGTCATAGATGCCAGTGGTTGATTTCAAATCATCTGCAGCTTGCATCGTAGCATTCGTTATTGCAGCGACCGCAGGTTCAAAAGAATTCCTTTGAGGCGGAGCTACTGGCTGGCCTGAAATACTTGTTGGCTTGTATGGCAAATAAGCATGGTTTTTTCGATTGGCAGTTTTCCAAATGTATTCATATTCTTTTGGAATTTGACCTTCAGCTACAATAAAAGGTGCTCGTGGTGCCAGTGCTATTGTTTCAGTCTCGGTACTCTTCCAATAATTGAGCATTCTTTGAGGATCTTTCGCATGACGAACAATGCCCTCAAGAATTCGTTTTCCATCAATGTCCAATTCGTCACCGAAAACAGGGACAATTGGAATGTATTTCCCTGGCCAATCGATTTCTTCGAGAATTTCGACTCCATTGATTGTGCAGCATTTAATATAGGGAACTTTTGATTCTCTCTCAGTGACAATTTTTAATTCGTCCGGCAATCCATCTGGATACAATTCGTCAAGATCAGCTTTTTCAATCGTCACGCCATTGCTTAGCAGAACAATTTTGACGGATTTGTAATCGCGATACCAGTATTGAGCTACTCTGATTGTTTCTTCATCGATCCAATCTTGTTGGTCATCACCTATTGAGGACCAGCCATCTAAGCTGCATAACTCTGACTCGGGATATTCTGCTTTGAAATCATCTTTCAAAATGTTTTCAAAAATAAAACCCCAATTCATGTCAGAGCCGTCAATTTCTTTTGAAGCAGGATCTATGTAAACAGTAAATGAATTTCGAATACGTTTAACTAGAATTTCTTGATCAAACGAGTGTGGATCAACCCAATCAGTCGTTATATAGAAATATCCAAAGCCCTTTACCGCTGCACCTTCAAATGCCGTGTCATAGGCAGTATCAGCATTCGAATTGCTTTCAATATGCTTGATCAAGCCTTGATAAATCTTTGCCGTTTCAACGTCTGCGTTATCGTCAACCGGATGAATTTTAATGGCAGGTCGATTTTGTCTCTGATCATTAGTGACTTGCCGAACAAATTGTGGAATGCGATTGATCGTCAAGCAAGGTCTTTGATCTGCCGATCTCTCAGCCCTCACATCATCAGGCCATTGCTCACCGGATCGAAACGTCAAATCATTGTACGCATCGCGCCTAATATCAGTTTCCGCCGCTTCCGCCATAGAAAAACGCTTTTTGGCAGTCGCAATAATATCGTCCGTACGTTTTTTTGATGACTTCTTGTCTACTTTTTGGTTTTCTGTTTTCTCTGATTGGTCTTTCATTATGACCATGATTGACTTTATTTTAATAAAATCAATTTTAAATAAATGTTTAATTTAGTTTTATCTATGCCATCCAACCGTCCGAATGTGAGCCGTGTTGCACGAATTTTCTTTGTTGATTTTCTGGTTGAGGTTCTAGAGTTAACCTATCAAGTCCACTCATCACATAATACCGTGCGTCATCCTGAGCATGATCATTGCCTTTCACGACTCGACCTTTCTCATCTCGTCTATAGATCCGATATTCAGAGATCCAATTCGTACAGCTTGCAAAAACCTTGTACCTACCAGTTGAAAGTCTCTGCCACATTTCATAAATACCTGACTCAACTCCATTGAATGCCACGTCTAAATCAAGGCCTAGGTCAATATAGGTCTGGAGCAATTGTTGACCGTCTGCCTGACTTCTCCCTCTCGCTGCAGGATCACAAACACCTTTCAACCAAGTACCTCGCGACTTAATAGCTTCGGCATGAATCGATGGCTCAGCTTGTCCTCTATAGTGTTCGCTATAGCGATAAATCACGTCATTTTCTCGGTCATAGGCATGAAATCCTGCACTTGTTCTATTCCAACCAACGTCTAGCGAGTAACCTCGAGGCCAGTGTTTAGGTAATGGGAAGTCTGGGACAACAATATCTGATTCTGGAACTGGATAGATAGCACCCGATCCGAGTTGAGGGATACCTTTCGATCTTGCATCTCTTTGAAATGCAGGAATCGATGCCATCATTTTGGCTTTCACTTCTTCGGTTAAATGCGGAACGTCTGACCATGAGGCCATGATCACGCATTTTGAACCGCTTTTGATTTCGTTTATCTCACCGCCTGGCAAAAACTGCAAAACAACTTCACTCAATCCCAAGAGAGGAGTGAAAGTGAATAAGATCATTCCATTACCTAGATTAAGCCCGCTTGTGTCAGTAGTCCGAAGTAAACATTCGGTATAAATGTCGAGAGGACTTTCCTCATCTAACCAGACAACATCTTTTTTGGTGCCCTCAAATGACTGTCGTTTTTGATCATAAGACTTAAAACCTAATTCACTTATACCGCCTGAAATATGCTTCACTTTAACCGTGTCGATTGATTCTGGCACTCCACGTCTTGGAGTCGTGTCTAATATAAATTCTGGCTTCAAAAGACCAGTGCCAATGTCATTCGAAGGTCCTAGCAATTTCTTTTGAATAATATCTCTGACTGTTTGGCCAGTCTTGCCACAAGCCCAAGCTTCAATTGGTCGATTGAACTTGCGTCCAGGCCACCATTTCGGATAAATTCCAGTCAAATGACAAGTTAACTCATAGCCTCCGATTGCTTCAGTTTTTCCAATCCTGTTGGCGGCGAGAATCAATCTTTCATCGTAGTCATTTCCCGCTGCGAAAAACTCAAGATGCTTTTTGTATAGCTCGCGCCTCAAAGGTCCTTTGTCTGGATAATAACTATCAATCAATCGATATTTATTTCTTCTTTCAAGCTCTTCGAGAATGCGTAAATATTCAAGTTTTTCGTTGAGGTTCATTATTGTTTTGAAGTGCCTTCGACTTCTCTTTTAGTTCTATCGTCTTTGC